TCAGGATGGCGTCAGGTTTGGTATTCTTTAGCTGTGCTACCACTGGACGCAAGGAACATGGCACACCACGCACTAGCCCTCATGATGCGCCATTCTGCGGTGACTATTACCGCAACTTGACTGAAGACGATGTACGTCAGGAAATAGATTTGTCAGTATTCAAGCGGTATGAGTTCAGCACTAACTCAGATTGCCATGATCTTTACTTTTGGGGGATCAAATGAAAGAAGGACTCTATAGCAATATTCATGCTAAACGCGCAAGAATCAAAGCGGGAAGTGGTGAGCGCATGAGAAAGCCCGGCACCAAAGGCGCACCCACCGAAGCTGCATTCCGTAAGTCTGCTAAGACTGCACGCAAGACGAAACGATAGTACCTGCTGGCCTAGCCTTTTCTCCCTAGGCTTTTACCCCGCCTCTCCTCTGGCGGGGTTTTTTCACTCACTCGGTAGCAAGCCACCTTCAAACAGATACGTTCCCATGTGACCTAAACGGCACCAAGGGGCAGCGTAAATCTTGCCGCCAATCTTGCGCCACTGGTGACAGAAGAAGTAATCCTCCGACAATAAGCGCTTGCTCTCAGGATCAATCGGATCAAGGTAGAAGCCGTAGATTTCCTTGCCAGCCATGTAATTCATGTCGCTCACAAAGGTCTGCGTGTGCGGCTTGAGCTTCTCAAATACCTCGCGCTTGATCAGCATGAAGCCCGTGCCAATGGCTGATACTTCACAAGGCTCATCTACCGGCACGGTGATGGAAGGTTCGGCATCAATCAAGTTGACCACGAAGCTGCCGGTAAAGTTTTTCAGGTTCTCTTGTCCTTCCAGTGCCGCCTGCCTAACGGTATGCCAATTGATTTCCTTCTTTGGATAGATTCCACCTATTACGTCCTTGTCCGCTTCCAGCATACGGACTGCATCCTCTGCCTTAAACGCAATATCTGCATCAATCCAGAATAGGTAGTCTGCGTCACTTTCCAAGAACTGATAGGCCATGTTGCAACGTGCGCGGGTGACAAGTGATTCATTGAACATTAAGGATACGGATGTCTTGTAACCATGCTGGCCTAGGGTGCCAATCAAGTTGATCAAGGACTGAGCATAAACCCCAGTGCATTGACCGCCATACATAGGTGTTGCAATAAAAATATGCTTTTGCTTTTCCATGTGATCTCCGTAAAGGTGGGGCGTGCCACAGTGACGCTGCGCCCCGCAACGCTCCTAATCATCCTGTGGCTGATGGGGGGGTAAATTCGTTACCTAACAGAGTCAGCAAGTCTGGAAGTCGAAGCATGGCTAGGGATTTCCCGCCATCCTCGCGCATGATCACAAGGGGTATTTGACCTATCTCGCAAGCCTTCTCTGCTTGCTCCATAAAATCATACACTGCAATCTTGCGTCTGCGTTTGCATTCAATGAGATATTTACCAAGGATCAAGTCACCTTCATCCGACACCTGATACTGCTTCAGGTTGCGGCGAATGCGTATGCCTAGCTGATCAAATATCGCATTGGCGACTTCACGTTCATAGCTTGCGCCACGCTGCCTGTTAAGTTTGCTCATGGTAGGGGTGGGGTACTCGCTGCACTGGCTCTATCCTTGACGATTTGTTAATCATCAAACCAGCATCCGCTTTCCCCCAAAAAAGTTAATAACAGCTTGTGTTGCAGCTATTGCCGAAACAGCAAGTAGTACAGGTAACGCATCTACCTTGATCGCAGTAGGTATTGTAAGTGCAGCTTGCCCACACAAGTGGTGCTGTAACGGCTAACCAGAGCGCTATCAAATATTTCATGTGACCTCCATTAGAAAGGCAAATCAGAATCATCTTTCCGCTTGCTAGGAAACGGATTGACATTGCCGGGGCCGGTACTTTCAGGCGGCACCCAAGTATCTTCTTTGATCGAGATTAGCGCACCTCCTTTCGTGTCCTTAGTCCATGCTGCCAGCTTGATTGTGTCACCCGGAGCGTAGTGTTCAGATACCTTCAGTTCACCACGCCAGTCAGGACTACTTGCCGACTTCTTGTTGCGGTTGCTCAGTAGCACCCCTGTACCCATCTTGCGTTCAATGTCTTGCCGATCCATGTTGCTTCTCCTTAACTAATGAATAACGTGCTATCTCTTTCTTCCCGACACGCACCGTTTGCGTCACGATAGTGTGTCCATCTTTCCTAAGTTCCTCAATGCGTGCCGCCAGCCGTAGCACGCCATACAGTCTTAGGCTATCAAGGGCTGTAATGCCATCACCTTGCTGCAAGTGATCTAGGATCATGGCTGATTGCCCCTTGCCGCTGACTGGCTTCAACCCTTTTTTATCTGCTGATCGCAAGCCTCCTTTGCCTCTTTCACCCCTCTAGTCCATACCTCGAATAGCACTGGCTTATCAGCTTCAATCATGCCAAGCACAAAGTCATTGGCACTTTCTAACGCTGTGATCTTTGCCAGCTTCTCAGTAGCGTTTAGCTTGGCGCTTGCCATGATGCTTGTCACCATATCCAAGTAGCCGTTGACAAACTCATCATCGTTAGCATGGTGGGCATAGGCTTCAGTCTTTCCCGGCACCATGAAAGCCACGCCTGTGGTGGGCTTGGGTGGTGGTGCAGGTACTTCGATAGGTGCAACTGCTTGCGTGACGATTAAAGGCTCTTTACGCGCTTCTGGGATGGTTTCAACTTCAGTCTCATCAAGCATTCCGAGTCCACAATGTGCAAGAACCGACCTGCGTATCGCTTTCGTAGTCGCCTTAAGGATGGCATTAGCCAATCTCTCGCCGACAAGGGTTGAGACATCCACTGCGCCTTGATTTTCTGAAACTCTACCGTCAGCGCCCGTGCATCGGACGGAGACAATGTAAATTCCATCCACACGTTCCCGATGCGTAATCTGAGTGGATAGCTTGTGGAGCGCACATAGCTGTTGAGTAGCGCTTGCGTTCGCGTAAAGGATTTGTTTTCCATTGAGGGTGAGCAAGTCAAAGGGTTTAGCGGCAGGATCAAGACCGACTTGGCGGCAGCGATACAGGTAATACTCTTTCTTCTGATCCTCGTTCAGTCCTGACAAGTCACCACGCAACACAATGGATGATTGGATAGCAGGGTCAAGTGCGACGATTGCTGACTCCCCTGCCATGTTGACTACGTTACTCATGGCTAATCCTCTCTTCCATCATGGCATCTGCTACCTCATAAGCCCGTCGAGCAAACTCCTCAACAGGTGCGAATGTGTCGGAAGCTAACAAGCCTTGCACAGCTTTAGCTGCAAAGTAATCGCGTAAGTCCATGCCATCACTGCCTGCGCCTGTGTATGGAAATGCCTTCAAAGTATCTTGATTCATGTTGTCCTCACTTCAAAAGGAAACGGCGTGAACCGGGTTGCTCAACCACAAACTTGTCATACATCTCTGGCATGGCGTTCTTAAACAAGTCTTTGGAAAAGGATTTGGTAGGCTTGCTGGCCTTCCAAGTGGCTAGGATTCGACCATCATAGGTAGCTAGTTGGCTAGCTTCCATCATGTAGCCTTGCACTTTGGCAGCTAGGGCATCTTCTTGCGCTTCTAATGCTTTGCGCTGTTCTTTGACAACCTTCAGCATCTCGCAGATTTGCTCTAGTTCCTGATTGGCTAACAGGCTGTTGCCATTGTCTTGCTTGTACACAATCTTGGCAGCATCACCCATCGTTTCAGGGTCAAAGTTCCTAGCCTTGATGCGCCCCCAAAATTGTGCCATCTCTCTGGCGTGTAAATCCCATTGTTCCTCTGAGAAATGCTGCGGGTAGTGGCAGATTTCCTGACCGCCAAAGCAGACAACTAGCACCACGTTAGGGATACGGTGGACTAGGGATTCATGTAGGCACTGCACTCGGTAGCCTGTGTCAATGTCGGATGTACCATCGTCGCCATACTTCTTACGCTGGTGGATACCTAGATTCTTGACCTCATAAAGTGTCTGCCCATCTTCGGATATGTAATCAAAGTGTGAGGCAAGAAAGGTATGTTGCGGGTGATACAGGGAGTAGTCAGCATCTTTGAAATTGATGTGTTGTCTGCGTGCAAACTCTTTCATGATGGGTTCCTGCATTACCAAACCCATTTGCACAGCTTCGACAGCGGATAGATCGTCTAACGGTTTAACGCCTATCTTCTCGGCGTACACCTCACCGGCTCTACCTTCAACGAAACGGCGCGCATCGTTAGACCATAGTGCGTTGTTACGCACTTCGGGTGAAAAGTCACTCATGTTTAGCCCCAATTAGTTATCGTCCTGATCCCACAATAAGACTGATAGCATCAGGACAACAATTGCTATCAGACCACCGGCACCCACCAATGCAGCGCCGATAAAAGTTATTAGTTGGAAAGTAGTCAAGCGTTTCTCTCCCTCAGCTTGGCTTCGATGGCGCGAACAGTTTCAGACCATCCCGGCGGCAGCCTGACTGCACCGGGCAACAGCGACATAATCTCCTCATCCGTCAGCCCATGCCATTCGCGCTGTGGTGGGGCGGTGTAGAGCGGGACGTAGAACTCAGGGTCTGTCTCGCAGACTTGTGCAAATGATGGGGTTCCATCTGCATACGTTCCTTCAATGAACCACGCCACCGGCTCCTGCTCTATTCTTGCTGGCGTGATGTGCTTCATTGCCCAATCCAACCACTCGGACGCAGACATGTTGTAGTACCCGTCTGGGCCAACAGTAGAGAGTTCCTCACCTAGTCGTAATGCAGCGTTTTGCCATTCGCTCTGTGGTGGGGCGGTGTAGAGCAATGTTTTGTCAGGAACTTGCTTGCCAAACAACCAGCAAATATTTCCTCGCTCGTTGTAATCTACTTGTGCCACCGGCTCCTGCTCTGGCTGCGCGAGTCGAGCGCGTAGGGCTTCCAAAGATTGAATGCATTTTGTCTGCGCCTCATCCATTCCTTCAGGACCGTGTAGCAGCCATCCTTCCTTTGCCATTTGTTCCAACGCATCCAACGCCCGTTGCATAAGTTCTCGGTCAGTCATGGCGCACCTCACAAATCTGGGTCAATCCAAAACCCTGCACCAAAAATCAGCGGTATCGGGTCATATTCGTCACCTTCGGCCTCTTTAATCTCTTTTTGCAAGTTCATGCATTTCTCATGCAAATCCATCACTAAGGCGTAGACTTTTTGGCCTTCTTCTTGGTATTGGTTGTGCAGTTTCTTTAATTCGTTGATTTCTTTTGGTGTCATGGCGCACCCCTTTCCCTAATTCGCAACGCTGCTACCTTGTAATAGTTCGTCAGCTTATCCTTTGCTGCCATCTCGTCGAGTAACGCGGCACAAGCCTCACGCTCTGCTTCTCTGGCTTCGCGCTGAATCTCTTGCACCGTCCGTCCGTCACCATCTTTAGCTAGTGCCATGCCCTTCCACTTCTCAAGCGTCAGGAGTTCGTGTTTCAGCTTCTCACGCTCTGCTGCTTCAACTAGCTCGGCAAAGCGTTCAAGAAACTCCTCAAACCCTTCAATGTCTGTTTCTTCGTAGTACGGCAAACAACAGTCGCATTTCAAATCGCCAACCTCCCGCGCCATGCGGATAATGTCATCTCTGGTCATTGTGTCACCCTATCCATTGTTCGATTAGAAGCCTCCTGACTGCGCCAAACGTCGACGCGAGCCTGTGCTGCAATCAACTTCCACCTAAGCTCCTCAGCCTTTTCTACAGCCGCCCGAAGCCCTTTTAGTAAGGCTTGATACTCTGGGTGAGCATAAGCCTGATTTTCCCTGTCAGCGACTGTATTCCCTATTGCCTGACTGAACAGGATTGCTTTCTTGCTTTTACGAAACTCCTCGAGGTAAGTAACCTCAGCCTTAGCCTTAGCGTAAGCCGTAGAGTTCCGGTAGATAAAGTCGATTGAAGCGTGAGGATCAACCTGCATACTCAACCTCGCCGATAGCGATTCGGATTGCCTCAATTAGCTTCTCAGCGTTCTCAGGCGTTATGCAAAGATTCGCAGTACCGTTCCTGACTATGATGTTGACCCAAACATCCTCGCCTATGGTGTCAACGTAAATTCCGGTATGTTGCTCTACGCCTTCGATTTTGATTGATTCCATGTTGCTCCCCTAGTTAGTACCAAGTCGGTACAAGCACATCCTAAATAATCCATTGCCTCGCGTAAACATATTTATTTCTATAGGTTAATGTATTGCTATAGCTTAATACTATTTACATTAGGCAATAGGACAGGACGAGGGGTTGATATTCAACCACTTCCCACACTGGCTAATCACTCTCGTGGCTACATTCATCTTCCAAGGCAACCGTATCGTGGCTCATCCGTACATCAACCGTTCTGCCTTGTTCGTGCAAGTACCTGTAGCAAGTCTGCTGCGCCGTCCTGTCAATAAAGCGCACTCGGTTTCCTTGGCAGCAACCCCGAACATGGGTTCATTTCTAACGCGACCAGTACGGTCTAAACGCAAAAAAGCCCCTAAAGTCTTGGCTTTCCACGTGTGACAGGCACGTTCCCCATTGAAGGGAGGAAAACCAAAGCTTTAAGGGCTTTAGTTGATTATCTACGCCTGTCACATAGACAAGACCATAGTACCTATTTGGACAGTATCAGTCAACCCTACAGACCTCTTTTACCGCCTTTATCGCGTCTATTACATTACTGACAACAGTTACCTGACCTTTCCACGAGTGATGCCATAGCACCTGATCCGGCGTGAGCTTGGCTTTCTCATCCTTCTTTATCTCCAGCAGGACGTTTTTACCCTTCCAGCCTACCAAGATGTCAGGACAGCCTTTACCTACGCTATAAAGATGTTCGACTTCCATCCCCAAGCGTCTTAGCTCTTTGACAATTTCCACTTGATTAGAATCCACGCGCTTATAGACCACGCCAGTCCCCCTTCTCGCCTCGGTTCCCACGTTCCCACTGAGTCCGGCAATCTTTCTCTAATCTATCCGCAGCTTGATCGCCTCGCTTCTGCCTGACCAAAGATAGGTAGCTCATCGCCTTGCCCCTGTCCTCTACTCTCCAGAGTAAAACTTGTCGAACTTCACAGCGATGCTTATGCTCTAAAACTTCCTCGGTTGTCGAAGTCAATTCTCGCCCCTATTCTTTCCACAAACTGCTGGCTTAGACTGTCGTACCAGAGTCCGTACCACTCAGTGCCATCCCCATTCCGCTGCTTCTCGCACATTAGGTAGGTATCCGGCTGGGTCTCGTCTATCTGCTCACCCCGATTCTTAGCATTTTCCTTCTTCTTGTTGCGCCAGACCAAAAAGACGTTATCCACCTGATCCGAGATAGAACCCGATCCCTTCAAGTCGTTCTTGTTCGGCTGCGTCTCGTCCGACTGCTGCTTGCGGATATGGTGGACTAGATGAACATGGACGTTATGATCTCTCGCCAATGCTGTTAGCTCGTCGATAAAAGACTTCTGACCGTTGAAGTCATCCTCGTTTCGGACACATTTCATTAGGCTGTCGATGATGATGTGCTTAACGCCTAGCTCTGTCGCGCAGTACCGACTCATAGCAATCACCTTCTCTGGTGACGTAGTTCCCTGCTGGTCGTAAAGATACATTTTGTCGGACAGAAACTTGTCCATCCGGTCAACCATCTTCGTGATAAATCCTGCCCTGTCGTGAGTCAACGGATCATCAAGCGATTCACCGGAGAACTGTCTAAGCATCCTCTGTAGCGTCCGTTCAGGCTTCATCTCGAACGACGCTATGCAGACCGATTGACCTTGCTTCACCAAGTGCAGCGCGATCTGACCTGTGATGAGAGACTTACCACCACCATTAGAGCCAGCGTAAACCGTTACCTCACCCTCACGATAGGCAAAGGAATCATGCGTCTTCGTCCAAGGCATAACAACTTTTCGCTCTACCGTTTCCGATAGGTAGGACTCTTTGACCGACTCCAGCCAATCCCTAGCCTTCCTTACCCGGATCGTTACATCGTTAGCGTGAAGGTACTTCTCTACGTCAATGGTTTCGGATTTCAGGATTCTGGCTTTCCTAGCCTCGTCTAGTTCAATCGCCCTTGCTTCAAGACTCATTATTTTTCTCCTTGACCTTAGCCAACAACATTACAGCAAAGTCACTGGGTTTTTTCGTTAGGTTCCAGATAGCCTTAATCTCTGCGGTAGATAGGTCTTTCCATCCTGCAACAAGCTCCTCTGGCTCAGGCTCTTTCGGAAACTCAATCAACGGCTCCCCGGCTAGCCTGTCTGCAAGGGCTTTCGTTAAGGCATGGTTTGTGTACATCATCTTTAGAATCTTCAGCAGTTGCTCAGCCTCATCTCTCGTTAATTCAATCGTCATTGTTTCCCCTAGTTAATATAACTTACAGCTTCATTAATTCTAGATAGAGCCGTTTTAAGCCGTTTTCTATCCTCGGCTGATACTTCCCTACCCTCGCTTACGTCAAACGCCGCTATGGACGTTATAAGTGCCTCAAATTGAATTATTTTCAGCAGGTCTGTTGCGTAAAACGGTCTCCTCACAGGTTTGTTGATATGGTTTGCCTTTAATCGGTCTAAATTGTTGTCGTTAGGAAATAGGTCTGTCAAGTCCATTCCTACAGCTTCAACGATTTGATGCGCTGAACATCCGGCAAAGCACTTGAGCAGGATTCGACCGTCATCTGTTTCCGTTATGGCAAGGCTTGGTGATCTGTCAACGTGAGCAGGACAACAAGCAGTCCAGCGACCTTTAGAGCCTCGTACCTTTTCCAGTTTGTTTAGAAAATTTCCAATCATTTCACTAGTCTCCTGTCATTAACCCACCAGTCTTTCTGTTCAGGTTCGCTATCCTTTACCCACTTAGCTTTAAAACCTTGCCAGCCTTGAACACACATTTCTTGCATAGCACGTTCTAACGACCAATTTAGTTTAGTTGCTTCTTTAGTAATACCTTCAAGTACCGTAACCGTTACTGGAGCTTTCTTAGCGTTCCGTAAAGCAATAAAGTCATTCCATACATTTTCAGCAACATTTTCAGGTTTTTCGCTAACGATTTTTTTCTTCTTATCTATCTCTTCTCTTCTCTTCTCTAGGAGATCATCTTGATATCCGCTTGATATCACGTTGCTAGCATCTTGATCCAAGTAATGAGAAAGCTTTGAAATACAAGCATTTACGTCACTTTCAGACATTCTTAGCCTAAAAGAGATGGTCTTAATATCGGGTAAATTGCCATGATCTTCTGACGCTAAAAGCCAGAGCATGACTAGGACTTTGGATGACTTGGCATCAAGTTCATGCCATTGAATATCGTCTAAAAGCTCACGATAGAGCTTGATCCAGATGGGCTTACGATCTTTGAAATGCTGGAACTGAGACCAGTTCTTGACTCGAATAGACATATCTAACCTTCCATCAAAAGGTCATCACTGTGGTGGGATAAGGCAGGACGGTGATGAAGCGTCTTTTCGGGAGCTACCCTAGCCATTCCCTCTGAACTATACCGTAATGTTTCTCAACTGACAAATCTTACAAACATTGTGTTCCTTAAACTGCATTGACGATCTGGACTTCTTGCAACCAGCGCAATATCTCAGACCGTGATGGTATTTCTTAATCGTTCCAGTTTTGTCGCTTAACGTTGGAACTGAGAGTTTTGAAGGTTCTTCTTTCAACTGGTTGCCCTCTAGGAGTTGTCTTTCTAGGTTCAGGGTACTTCTCTAGCTTAGGTTGCGTTTCTTGCAATCTTTTTAATGTTTTCTCGTATTTCATTGTCTCATAATGTTGTTGTTTGGTAATAGAATGTTCCTATAGGATTTGATTTATCTATAGAAATGTTTTTGCACCTATCTGTTAAGTTATGGCATTATTTCGGGGCGGTAACTACTAGGGGATAAATATGAACGCACAGGAATTCGAGCAGTTTCTACTTTACGAATTGTTAGACGGTCATCCAGATGACGTACTCTGCCACATGACTGCTTCTGACATTGGTGAAGAATTCTCACAGATGTTATGGATTTGGTCGCAGCATCACCAAAATCCTATCCAACTTAGGGACAATCTGCAACGGTTCATCATCAGCATGATTAACCGCACCGTTAAAGGAAAGAATTTACCTGAGCACGAGGAAACTGAAGAAGATCGATATTTTGAACGTGAAGATCGTATCTATCAGGAACGTCGAGATCGTGAGGCAGAAAACTACTTTAAGGGGCAAGACGTATGAACAAACTATTCAACCCAGACGATAAGCTAGCCGACTTCATTGATCGCCATGCTGGTATAGTCATTTGTCTTATGTTTCTATTGGCTTTGTTATTGGATAGCTTATGACATCAATCCTTGATCCGAGTTTTAAATATGTCCCGTCTGGCAAAACAAACATTCGTAAAACTTTTGACCGTATTCGCAAAGAGCAAAAGGAGGCTGCAAAAATACAAGCTACTAAGGAAGCACAACCTAACAATATCATCTTCAATAAAAAATTCGCTAAAGGATAAATAATGGATAACCGTCAACAGGAGCAAGACGAGCATCAGCAATGGCTTGTGTATGAAAAGCTACAGAAAGCCAGAGTCAAGCTCCAGAATATCGAGCTAAAGAAGTCAGGTCACAATAAATTCGCTGGCTACCGGTACTTTGAGCTGACAGACTTCCTACCTACAGTCAACTCGATATTTGCTGAACTAAAGCTCTGTCATACGTTAGAGTTCACCAGCGACCTAGCGACAATGCGGGTCATTGATACAGAGGATGGTGGCTGCGCTAAGTTCACTTGTCCGATGGCAGAAGCGCACTTAAAGGGCTGTCATCCTGTCCAGAATCTAGGCGCATCGATTACCTACATTACTCGGTATCTGCTAGTAATGGCTCTGGCTATCTGTGAGCATGACGCACTAGACGCGACTACTGGCGCAGAAGAACCTAAGTCATCTAAGCCTGTAACGAAAGATGTATTCGATACGTTAGACGAACAGTCTCAGGAAGAAATCAAAAGCTATGCAGCCGACGTAATTATGCTGATTCACAAGGATCAGGTATCTGAGGCTGTGGAGTACATCAATTCTCTGGAGCTAGATGCAGATTGGAAGACTGCACTCTGGAGCCAGTTGGATAGCAAGCAACGTAGTGCAATTAAGAAATTTGCTAAAGGATAATCATGGAATACGATAATACAAACCGAGGAACATTAGGTCGCAACTCAAATAAAACTGAGGATAAACACCCTGATTATTCAGGAACGATCAATATTGACGGTAAAGACTACTGGCTATCTGGATGGCTCAAAGAAGGAAAAGCAGGTAAGTTCTTTTCTTTAGCGGTTAAGCCTAAAGAAACTAAAAAACCAGCAAAGAAAGTAGAGTTTCAAGACGATGATTTATCTGACGCGCCATTCTAAGGAGGGACTATGAAATATCTAATCGCACTCTGGCTAGCTGTTACAGCCCCTATGGTTTGGGCTAGCTGCACAACACATAGCTACAACTATAACGGTCAGTATGTCACTTGTACGACCTGCTGTTATGGTTCATCATGTACTACTAACTGCTATTGATCTACGAGGGAAAGCAGATGCCAGCTTTTCGATTAACAAATCGTCAAGGATAGAACTGGTGTAGCGAGTACCTCACCCTTAAGCCTAGCGATAGGTGGCGCATATAACCTACGCAGCATACGCACAGGCTCCTATCAGGTAGGTTTCTCCCCTCTGTGTGAGTATGTTGACAGCCCGGAAAGACGGGCATTAACTCAGGAGAAAACATGGAATTACTGGACTATTTACTAAAGACTCACAACATTAAGAATGACCGTCAACTAGCCCTAACGCTAGGCGTATCAACACCAACGATTAGCAAGATTCGTAACGAGCGATATGGCGTATCGGCTAGCATGATGATTGCCATCCATAAGACCTTTAATATGCCTATTGAAGAAATCGAGAGTTTCCTATGAGCTATGAAGCAACAGAACTATTAGTTGTCCGTTGGGGTGAAGCTCGAGGAATCATCCAGAACTCAGACGCTAAAACGCAGCTTCTCAAGGCTTTTTCTGAGATGGGGGAACTAGCAGATGCGATTACCAAACGAGATCGTGACGCAGTTATCGATGGACTTGGGGATGTTCTTGTATGTCTTACTATGGTCGCTGCTATTGAAGATGTCGATCTAAAACAATGTTTTCAGTCAGCATACGAGCAGATCAAGGATCGTAAGGGCTTTCTGAATAAGGAAGGAGTATTCGTTAAAGATGACAAATGACATTGCTAAAGCTATCGATATAGTCAATGACTGGTGGGCTAAGAGTATCGTCGCTATCCTGCTCTGCGTAATCGGATGGTATGTCGGTGGGATACAGACCGAATCTAGGATCGCTTCTGACTGTAAGTTCGCAGGAGCTTTTAGGGTGGATA